CATTTTTACGATCAACAAATTAGACGTTACATTACACAAATAATTCGTATGATGGGAGAGTTTGGTTATAAGGATGCCAAGGGCAATCTTGTTAAAATTCCTGTTATGTACGGAGATTTAACAAGACAAGTTGGTGCTATTATACGTGATAATTCAGAGAACAAAATACCAAGTGCTCCGAGAATGTCAGTATATATTACAGGTCTTGAAATGGATACTGCACGTCTAGCTGATAGCAGCTACGTTAATAAATTAAATATTAGAGAACGTGCATATGATGCTAACGGAGATGAATATTTAAAAAGAGAAGGCAAAAATTATACAATTGAACGTATAATGCCAACACCGTACACCCTTACAGTTAATGTAGATGTTTGGTCAACTAACACTGATCAAAAACTTCAAATATTAGAACAAATACTAATGTTATTCAATCCAAGTCTAGAAATACAAAGTACAGACAACTACATTGATTGGACTAGTTTGAGTGTTATTAACCTAACTAATATTAATTTTAGCTCACGATCAATACCTACAGGAACTGAGTCAGAAATAGATATTGCACAACTTACTTTTGAAATGCCTATCTATATTAGTCCACCTGTTAAAGTTAAAAAGCTAGGAGTTATTACAAATATTATTACTGCTATGTTTGCAGATGACGGATTAGAAATTAATATAAACGATACTGCTTACGCACAGAGTTTAGTAAAAGAAGCAGAAGTAGTTGGTGACGAAAATCCAAAAACTTTACCAGGTAAGCGCGAAGCACTCGGAACAGAAACAACATTAATTACAACTAGCCATAATAATTATGATCTATTGTTTATGAATGGTATTGCTAAACTAATTGGAAAGAATGCTATTGTAGGTGCTGAAACTTGGACAGGATATTTGAAATCAATGCCATTTGAGTTTGAATCTGGTATTACAGAACTTAGATTACAAAGATCAAACGGATTTGAAATTATAGGTACTGTTGCTATTAATACAACTGATGAAACAGAGCTAATAGTTAATATTGATGAAGACACATTGCCTGATGATACATATATTGAAAATCGAACAACCATTGACGCTATTATAGATCCAGCTAAAGGAAATCCACAAAACTTAGCAGAAACTAATCCACGTATCTTATTATTAGGTAATATAGGACACGTACATAGAGATACTTTTACAACTACTAACACAATTTTCCAAATACGCACAGGTGTTACATTTACTGATGTAAGCAGTGTAGGAGGTGGCAGAGGAGAAACTGTATACGTAGACGGTACTCAAATCGATGTCGAAGTTATACCAGAATCTAGTAACCCAGACGGCGAATATATTATTAATATTCCTCAAGGTATTCCTGCAGGAAGTGTAGTCGAATATGAACTATATCTTGATAACGAAGGGCCAGCTGCATGGAAAAATGCTGACGGAACAGACTTTTCTGCTAAACAAAACGACATTGTAGAATGGGATGGAAGTAAATGGCGCAGAGTACTTATAGCCGCAAACACTACAAATGAAGTTTATACAACCAACTTAAAAACAGGTATACAATACAAATGGACAGGGTCAGAATGGATTATGAGCTACGAAGGCGAATATCCAGATGGCACTTGGAGAATTGCATACTAGAATAATTACTAGTATGAAAGAGATTGTTTGTAGTGGTGCGTTAGTCTATGCATTAAACACCAAAAGATTTTTATTTTTACATAGAGCCAACGGTAAACGTAACAACGTTTGGGGCCTTGTTGGAGGCACAAATGAAGGTGCTGAAACACCTTGGGAAGGGCTTCGTCGAGAAATTGACGAAGAAGTTGGCAGTATAGATATACGCAAAACAATTCCACTAGAAACATTTGTTAGCAACGACGAACACTTTCATTTTCATACTTATTTGTGTGTTGTTAAAGAAGAATTTATTCCAATATTAAATAAAGAACACGACGGATATGCTTGGTGTAGTTTTACTAAGTGGCCCAAACCGTTGCACAGTGGACTTCAAAACACATTAAATAAAAAAAGCAATATTACTAAATTAAAAACTGTATTTGAAGTAATAGATTTAATTAATTAGGATCAATAATGGCAAAAGATAATGTTAAACAAACTGATTACGGTTATGAAATTATTTGGGCAATAACCAAAGATTACTGCTCAAAAATTTTAGCATTTGAAAATCCGGGCGTAAAAACTCCTATGCAGTTTCATAAAGAAACTGAAAAAAGTTTATTTGTTAACAATGGTGTTTTTAGAATACGTTGGATTAACACAGAGACAGGACAGCTATTTGAACAGGAATGCAAGGAAGGAAATGTTTTCCATGTTCCGCCAATGATGCCTGTAAGCATTGAAAGTTTATCTGCTGGAGCAAGCATAACACAAACTAGCAACGGCGAAAGAAAAGATGATACGTTCATTGTAATTCCTGCTGGTAATATTGGTAATAACGATGCTTAATTTAATTAAATCTGAGAAATATCAAGAAGAAATGTCTAGGTTTAAAGCCAAGGCATCATCAATAAAAATACCTGCGACAAAAAAACAAGTAGACAAATTAATTTTAGATCTTGAGGAACAAGTTAAAATTATTAGTGATGCACATAATGGGTTTCTAGGAATACCAGTTGACCCAAAGTCAGTCCATGAAAATATTGAAATTTGTAGTAAACTAAGATGGAAATTAAAGTCTCTACTTAGATGCTAGAGATATCTTTAATAGTAATAGGACCTACCATATTTGCATGATTGCCGCATTGGTATCTATAGTTAGGCGGACTTGCAATATCAACTGATATCCTCCAATACAACGTTCCGCTATCCTTTCCTTGGGCATTTGCATCAGTACTAACAGTTCCGTCAGTGTCTACGTGAACTAATCCTTCATCAAGATTAGTGCCTGTTGAATCTTGTATTAGGAATGGATGTCCCGGAACACCATTTAAATCAAATGCTACTGTAGTTCCATTTAAAACATACAATGTTGGATTGTCAACTGAATAGTGTGGTGGGAATCTGTATGCCGATGTTGAATTGTTGTCTACAATAAAACGTATCATTGGACTATCATACAATCTATCAACAGTTAGTCCTGTTGGTAAATTGCTAATGTCTGACCATTGTACATTGATACTAGGATCAGGAACATTAAATGTTAATGTATCACTTTCTTCATCTACAGTTATGTTTATATTTGTACCTGCAACAAGAATTAATTCATCGCTAACTTGATCTGCAATAGCTGATCCTTCATTCTGTACAACTATTGTGCTAAATGCATTTTGGTTTTCTTCGCCCATTGACTGCGTAGTGTATTCTAATGCATCACCTGCTGCATTAACTTTAACTAAAGCGTCTGCTGTAAAAGTTCCTGGAGTATCTGTTAGATTTAAAAATGTCGGTAGTGCAGTATCTTGAATGTTACTAATAACAACCCAAGCAGTGCCGTCAAAACGCCACGTAGTATCACCTGCTGTAAACTCGTCATTTAAACTTGGATCGCTTGGAAAGTTAATTGCCATAATGTTTGTCCTTTGTTATATTTACCTTATGTTGAGTTTGCTGTAATAGTAACTTCAACGTGTGCTCGTTGGTTATCTAAAGTTAATTTAAAAATTTCTTCATCTTCAGTAACAGTATCTTGTGCAAATGTAAATGTTGTTGTTGCAGTATTAGAATTAATAGTAAACTGACCTGTTGTATTTCCTGCAGATAAATCAGCTTGTTCTACACCAGTAACAGTATACGGAACATTTGTTCCGTCAGTAATACCTATAGTGTCTAATGTAATAACAACAGTTGCGCCTTCGTTAACGGTTGTTTGATCTGCGCTAAGATGATAATGATTATAATTGTTTCCTTGTGAAGAGAATATAAATCCATTTAGACTACCGTCCTGTACACCGCCTAATGTTCTAGGCTGTTTACCGTATCTACAGAATATATGTCTGTTAGGAGCAGCCATTAAACTTGTAGTAATGTTAGTATAATCGTCATCTAGTCCTGTATCAGATATTACATCAAATGACTCACCTTCAAGAACTGTTTTTAATTGTGCAGGTGTCATCCAAGGTTTAGATGAAAGATGAAGTGCTGCGATTCCTACAACTTGAGGAGATGCCATACTAGTACCACTGATACTCATAATTCTGTAGTTTGCATCGTCGGGATAATTTTGTTGACTATAACCGAATGTATTATTAAAATTACTAGCAGTACTCATAATATTTGTTCCTGGTGCCCAAATATCTACTGCTGGTCCTTTAACACTACTTCCCGCAGGCCTGTCATGATAGACTGTTTGTCCTCCAACTGTTTCCGTATTAACAGAAGAATCTAAATTGCCTACATAAAATGCAGTATCTGCATGCGGTGAACCAGGACGATGATAAAATCGTGTGCCGCCAGATATTAGTACAGAATTGTCATAATCTGGGCCAGTTGGAATATCTGACTTGTAATAACTATTGCCTGCGGCAATGCAAACTACAATGCCATCGTTAACCATATCTTCTACTTCAACATCAACAGTAGCAACTTGTCCTGTAAAATATCTTAGTGTTCCTAATGGAGGAACAATTCCTGCATTTGCCCAAAGTTCTGTATCTGTACTAAACCCTGGGTCGCCATACGTCCAAGCTGTACCTCTGTAGACTCCACTTGTTGGCGGGCCAGACGTTACGCCTTGATATCCCCAACTCATATTAACTACAGTTGGTCTTTTATAACCTGTGGCAGGGTCTACACCTTTATTGTTGTGCCATAAACGAATTGTATCAAACGCATCCGAAATAGGAATACCTGTTCCAGAATCTCCCGAACCTTCAAGTCCGTTTAATTTTTGAGAATATATTCTAGCACCTTTAGCCCAACCGTAAGTTAGACCAGCTGCAATACCTGCACAATGAGTTCCATGTCCATCATAATCGCGATAGTGATTTGCACTCTGTGTTCCTGCTAATCCACTTGCATTGTACCAGTCAATCTGTTGTACTCTACTAACACCATTATAATCGTTGAATTCTGGATGATCAGGTTGTATACCGCTATCTTGTATTACAACATCTACACCGGTGCCGTCTAAACCATATTCATGAAATCCTGTATTCGGAGCATTGTTTTTTATAAAGTTCCAATCACGTTCATTGCCATAGTTATTAATTTGTTTTGTACAACGTGCTAATGCCCAGTTAACTTCAGTTGCTAATGATAATGTACCTCTATAAAAGTTTTCATCTTGATATGCACGTATGCCAATTACTACGTCATCTCTCTGCTCTGGAGGTATCTCTACAGCACGTACTCTAGGGTCACTGCGTAGTGCTTCTGCTTCTTCATCTGTAAGCATAAAATGTGTTTGAATCTTTGAACCTGGACGAGGATTAGCAATGTCTACACTACGATTAGGTATAGGGCCTGCGCCGGAACTAGCAGTAAGTTCTGCTTCAATATCAGAGAGATCTTCTCGTCGATTCACTACTACTGAATATTCTCGTTCCATTATGCTGCTGTTCCGTCATCTAAATTAATCCAAGATCCATTTTGTCTAACTTGGACTCTATTAGCAGTTGTATTATAAATCATAT